GGGCAAGCTATTAGGGTTGGAATGTATGACAGTCTTGCATTAGTTGATTCAATCCGCAATAGTGTTGATCTAGCGGTTAAAGATTTAAAAGATGCGGTATGCGCCATTTACAACGCTACAAAGCAGCCACAAGAACCGTTTGCTACAAATTACGATATATCTATTGAATGGGATGATTCAATTCGAGAAAATTCAACGGAATACTTTAATATGTTGATGCAATCGGTGGCGTTAAACACAACGGAAAATGCAGAATTAAGGGCATGGCTACACAATGAATCACTAGATGTTGCTAGAGAAAGAGTTGCAGAGATTGAGAGTCAAACGGACGCAATCGAAGAAATAGTATAACAATTAAGGGTAATCAGCAATGGTTACCTTTTTAAAATAAGGGGGATTTATGATTCCAAAATTTAACGAAACGGACTACATTGACGAATTAATTAATCCATTATACGAGATTATGCAGGAAGTCAATTATAAAACTATTTCCGTTATATCAAATCGAATTAATAAGATTGGTAAAATGTCAGCAACTGACGCACAACGATTAAGCCAAGTTATCAGAATGCAAGACTTAACCGAGATACAAGCGGAAATTGCAAAAGGAACGAAACGAGCATTAAAAGAAATTGATGTGATTATTGAATCGGCAGCAGCCAAGAATGATCAGTTAAGCGAAAATCTATATGCTTATCGGAACATGGAACCTAGTAATTTCAAATTCGATAAAAGGCTATCCGTTATTGTTGAGCAGGCCAAAAAGTCAATCAAAGATAATGTGTTAAATCTTTCTAAGAATTCCGTTATGCGAATGGTTGTCAATGGTAAGTCAGTCAAGATAAAAGATGCATACAATTATTCTGTTAACAGGGCCATATTTGAAGTACAGCAAGGCATTTTTGATTATAATACAGCTATTCGGTCGGTTATAAAAGATTTGTCAAAGAATGGACTTGAAACAGTTGAATATGAATCAGGCTTAAAAAGACGGTTGGATTCAGCGGTCAGAAATAACGTGTTAAGCGGTGTTGGTTTAATGAATCAGTCTTACAGATTGGAACAATCCAATCAATATGGCGGAAATCATGTATTTGTATCATTCCATGGTATGCCGGCTACCGACCATCAAATAATTAACGGATCCGATTATACGCTAAAACAATGGGAAATTGTATCAGGTGGTTTAGAACGTCAGGTCGGTATGAATAATTGTAGGCATTCTCTAAGCTATGGAATTACAGGAGTATCAGAAAATCCATATAGCAAAAAAGAGCGTGAAGATGCAATTAAAACATCAAATAAGCCTGTTAAATATACAGGACAAAAGAAAGATGTAAACGGAAACGATGTACAAAAGCAAACAACGCTATATAAGGCTACACAGGTGCAAAGGAATGTTGAAACATCTATTCGAGAATTAAAGGAATACAGAAATCAACTCGATATAGTCAATGATAAGCTTGAGATTGCACAAGTAAACAAGCAAATCAAAGCAAAAACGCAATATTATAAAAAGTTATCAGAAGAAATCGGACTGAATCCACAGCTTGACCGATTGAGAGTATACGATCCGAATAAATAAATCAATTAGGCAGCCTTGACAGGTTGTCTTTTTGTTGTACAAACTTGTAAAAACACTATATATTGACAGAAACACGCAATAGTTATACAATATAAGGTAGAATAAAACTAGTTGGCGAACTTTAAGCGCAAACTCACTAGCGGACAGTAAAACGCTTTAAACAACTTATTGAGAAAAGGAGATTCAAAATGGGATTTACGAAGAAAGAAATGGAAGAAAAGGGATTTACAGAAGAACAAATCGGCTTTGTAATGGCTGAACGTGGCAAAGAATTAAACGAATCAAAAGCAAAGCTTGAAGAATTGCAAAAGCAATTATCCGACAAAGAAAGTATGATTGCTGACTTATCGGAAAAAGCAAAAGCTATTGATGGAACAGAAGCCACTCTCAAAGAGTTGCAAAATAAAGTTGCAACTTACGAGCAGACAGAACAAGCAAGGATTGAACAAGAGAAACAAGCGAAGTTAGATTCGGAATTGTTCGAACGATTTAAGGCTACCATGGGAGAAAACAAATTTAATCATGGTTTGGTTGAAAAAGGAAGATTTGAAGAATTTAAGAAAGCCTTAGCTGATGAACAGTTTAAAGGCAAGGGAGATTCGGACATCTTTCAAGCAATCGTAAAGCCTGAAGATTTGGCAAATCCGCAACAGCAAACATTAATCATGCCAGGCGGTAGCACATCTGCAAGTAATTTGTCAGGTGTTGAGTTGGCATTTTTGAAGAAAAACCCAACATTAAGCATTTAAGAAAAGGAGATATATCATGGCACACACATTACAGGATCGTTATTCAAATTTAGTAAAAGCAAAAATTAGAAAAGAATTGGTATTAAAAGATGGTGTTGTATTCAACAATGATTATGAAGGACAACCAACAGCAGGAGCAGTAAAGATTCCTGTTAGAGATACAGAAGTAGCAGTGTCAGATTATGACAAAGCGAACGGAATCACAGCAGGTACAGGATCTACAACGTACGAAACAATGACAATTAACAAAGATAAAGGTGTTAACGAAATCATTGACGGATATGACGCAGCTGCAGTTCCTGACAATATCGTTGCTGACAGATTAGATAGTGCAGGCTACTCATTAGCTAGTCAAATGGATAATGATGGCGCAACAGTATTACTTGCAGGCGCATCAACAGTAGGAATTGAAAGTCTTACAAAAGATAATGTTTACTCAAACATCGTTGATATTCGTACAGCAATGTCAAAGGCAAACATTCCAAATGATGGAAAGAGATATTTGTTAGTAACACCTGACACAATGGCATTAGTTTTGAAATCCCCTGAATTTATTGCTGCATCATCATTAGGTGACGAAGTAAAAGAAACAGGAGCAGTAGGTAAGATCGCTAACTTTTTAGTTATTGAATGGAATGATTCAACCGCTAATTTAGCAATGCTTGCAGGACATCCAAAATTCGCAACAAGAGCAAACGAGTTTAGCGTACCTGTTAAATTACAAAGCCTTGACGGATCAGGAAACTACATTGGAGCAGCAGCAGTACAAGGAAGAATGGTATATGCTCACATGGTATTACGTTCAACAGCAATCAAAGCTGTATATTCGCCTGCATCACTTGCGTTAACTGTAGCAGTTGGAACAACTACCGCAGGAGATACCAAAGTTACAGCAACAGCAACAGGTTCAAACACTCTTGCATACAAAGTAAATCCATCTAGCAGAATTGCTTACGGAACAGCTACAGCAACATATGCAGGAACAGCAATGACAAGCGGAACAGCTAAGGTTATTGGCGGACAAGTTGCAGGAAACATCGTTGAAGTTGCAGAATTTGATGAAACAACAGGACTTTGCGTTAAAGTTGGCTATGTGACATTAACAAGCGCAGATATTAAAGCTTAATTAGCATTAATTACACAATCCCCAATCATTCCAAGAGTGGTTGGGGAATTTGAAAAGTGTAAAGGAGATAAAAATGGCATTTTTAACATTTGCAGAATATAGCGCGTTTGGTGGTGGTCTAACAGAAGATCAATTTGATATATGGGAGCCTAGGGCAGAGCGCAAGCTAAACTACTTCACACAAGATAGGCTCAAGACCGCTACAACGATTATTAGTGATGTGAAAGAACTGTTAACAGTTTTTATCGACAAGCTAGCGAGCGAGTTGAACAGCGGCAATATTCGAAGCTACAACAATGGTATAGAATCGTTTGGATATGCTGATAATCAGAAAGAATTGCTACAAAAAGAACTCTACCAACTTGCTATTGAATATTTACCAATCGAGTTAATCACAGCTACGCTAGATGTGGCCGAAGAAACGGAATAGGTGTAAAATGTATGATAAACAAATAACTATTTTAAGCAAGATTAAAAAAGAAGATAGTGGAGTTGGAGCCGCAACAGACACATGGAAAAAGACAGTGCTATTCGGTTGTGAGTACAAGAAAACTAGCCATACAGATGTAAATGGCAATACAGTCGGAATTGGTTATGATTTTACAATTTTAATTCCATTTGGTAAGGGATATTTGCCATATAATACATGGAAAATTGACACAAGCACAGGCTTTTCTGTTAAACAAATCTAACGCTGCCGACAAAAAGGAAAGATACAAGCATGGCCGCTCCCTAACATACAAAAAAAAAAACAAAACA